GCCACAAGCAGGCGCTGATGAAGAGGTATGACGTACACGAAGCCTCGGATGCGGATGGCGGCAGCCGCTGCCATATACCGAGTGACTACAGCGAAACCAAGGACGCCACGCCGCGGGAGCAAGACCCCGGCGCCTGGGGTAATGAGATCGACGCCCCGATGGACAACACCTTGAGTCAATAAGTGTAGTGCGGTCTGCTTGGCGGCAGACCTTAACCAAGAGCCTCGCACAACGATAGGAGTGTACCAAGGATGAGCGAAGTAGCTGAAGACCTCCAGACTACAGACGCAACACCCGTATCGTCCTCCGATGCAACAGGCGCCGTCCAGGTGGCCGGCGACCTGTTTGCTGCATCGGATTCGACTGATGTGGTCTCGTCTGATAGTGAGGAACCCTCTGATGTGTCCGCGTTTGATCCTGATAACGTAGATTGGCTACGTGTCAATCTCGATGACGTACCCGAGCAGTATCGTCCGCTCAAAGGCATAGCGCACAATATGCAGTCGCAGTTTACCCGGACCCAGCAGGATCTACGGGACCAGGAGCGCTCTGCCGGTGCTGCGGAGCAGCAGACGCAGTCTCAACAAGCCCAGATCCAAACTCTTCAAGGCCAGTTGGCTGCTTACCAGCAGCAGTCCGCCCAGGCCGCCCCTGTCGATCAGTGGATGCAAAACCTCGGTGAGGAAGAGCAGCGCGGTATCGGCATTGTCGATTGGAGAGCGGAGGAGAAGGTAAACGCGGCGGTGGGTCCGTTGCTTGAGCGCTTAGAGGCGCTTGAGCAGCAGACAGCCACTACCAGCGGTTGGTTTCAGCAACAGAGTCACGATTACTATAATCAGCAGATCACTGAAGCTGAGGCGGCGTACTCGCCCGAGCAGGTCGAGCAATACCGCCCTTTGATTCTGGCTAATATCAACCAGATCAGCCCCGCCACCGGCCAGCCGTTCACGGTCAAGGAGGTGCTGGATACGTTTACGGGCACGACGGCACAGAACGCTGCGGAGGCACGTCAAAACGATGAGGCGGTGCGTAGGACGAGTAAGTCCCGCGCCCGTACGAGTACCTCAGCTACGCCCGCATCGGACGATAGCGGCCCGCTCTCGAAGGGGGAGCTTATGTCGGAGATGGGTAAGCTGGGGTTTGAGTAGTTCAAACCAGATGACGTAAGAGGAACCAACAATGGCAGCAGTTTCGCGTACAGACAGTTGGGATGCCGCTTGGACCCTGACTGCCGATACCCATAGAAAACGCCTGTCGGACAACATCTTCGACGCTTATCCCTTCTTGGATTTCATGTTTAAGAATGGTAACGTCGAGACCGAGAGCGGCGGGCGTATCATCCGAGAAGACTTGTTGTACGGCACGAATACGGCTGAGTTCTACTCAGGTTATGATGTACTCTCGACCAGTGCGGTGGACGGGGTGACCGCCGCTTTCTATAACTGGCGGTATGCCGCCGTGCCGATCACCATCAACCAGGAGGAGGAGATGCAGAACCGGCGCCGTGAGGACGCCGTGTCGCTGCTCCTGGCGAAGACCGAGCAGTCTATGCTTAGTCTCCGTGACCAGATCAACGCCTCGCTGTTCTCGAGCCAGAGTGGCAAGAGCTGCCTCGGCTTGCAGGACATCGTTGCCGATTCCTCCGGGACTACGTTGGCCGGCATCAACGCCACCAATGAGACCTGGTGGGAGAACAAGCGCGATACGACCAGCACCGATTTCGATAGCGTCAGCTCGAATATCTACGCTGGCCCGGAGCTGATGGGGACGTTGTTCAACAACAGCTCCGAAGGTAACGAGACGCCCAACTACCTGGTCTCGACGCTGACCTTCTACGGTCAGTATGAGAAGATCCTGGAAAGCACCGGCTACACGCGCTTCCAGGCCAACCAGGGTACGCCAGGGCTGAACGCGCAGAACGCTACGTTCCGCGGTATTCCGTTCACCTACGACAGGGATTGCCCGAGTGGTCATCTGTATATGCTGAACACGCGCTATCTCAAGCTGAAGATCATGGAAGGTCAGAACTTTGCGAAGTCGCCCTTCCGGCATAACACCAACCAGCTCGCCCGCGTCGCGTTCATCACCGTGGGCTTGCAGTTGATTACCAATAACAGACGCCGCCAGGGTGTATTGACGGCGTTAACCTAAACAACCTTGCCCGCAAGCCAATGCGGGTTCATACCCTGACCATAGGGGAAAGGCACCATTATAATGGCTAACAATTGGAACTTTGGCCCAGGCCATACCAATAACGGCAGCGTGGGCGTTGGTGGCAGCATCAACGGCGTCACGCAGAGTATCTATTCGGAGTCTTCGACGCAGTTGGCTCCGCTCGGCACTAAGCTCGAGTTCGATGACGGGCGCCTGTTCCGCTATACGAAGAGCGGGGCGGCTATCGCTATTGGATTGGTCTGCGCCAACGACTACAGCGATGGTCTGCTGGCAGAGACTGACAATTTCACCGTCAGCGCAACTGCGGGTGACCGCGAGTTCAGTATGACCGGCGGCGGGTCGGAATTTTCGACTACCGCTGAGTTTTATGCAGGCAGCTACATTGTTTTTACAGATGGCACTGGAGCCGGTGCGTATTATCGCATCAAAGACCATACGACTGCCTCAAGCGACAAGATTACCTTTTCGCTCTACGATAAGCTGGTTACAGCGCCTGCCGCGAGTACCGACATTATCATCGTCGGCAATCCTTACGGTAATACGCTCACGGCGGATGGTACTTCTATAGCTGTAGATTCGGATAGTTGGGCTATTGGAGTTTCGCCTATAGCTGTTACGTCTGGCTATTATTTCTGGATGCAGACCAGAGGTGTATGTTCTGTAAAAGCTGATTATGGTACTTCTGCTGCTTCTGTAATGTTGATGGGAATGGAGCTGGTTGTTAGTACATCTCACGATGGTCAAGTAGAAGTTAAACTTGATGCTCACGATGGACGCCAGACTATAGGAAATAATCTATCTCCCAGTGGAGACGACAACACTTTTATTCCTATGTTTTTAACGTGTGAGTAGCCTGGCGTACGATTGACATAGAGGCGGGTGGGGGCGCTTTGCGGCGTCCCTGCCGCTCTCTTGCAGTAATACGGGGTCTGTTTGGCGGCAGACCGATGATGTGCCTCGCAAAATGGATAGGAGGGCTCAATGGCCCAGAAGGCCCACCAACACGGTAACAAGGGGCAAGCCCGCACAACCGCGGCTACCCCAGCACCAGCAGCGGCCAGCACGGCCCTCGAGTCGAAAGCATCCGAGGGCAGCGCGACCAAAGAAGAGCTGACCCGCATCGTTCAGTTGTTCAAAGAGATGCCTACCCATTTCAAGGACGAGATCCGCAAGGAGCTGGGCGCCTCTGGCATAGTGCGCCAGAAGAAGCGCCACCGGGTAAGCAACGAGTCGGCGGCCAGCGTAGTCCATACGGTGGGGGATGTAATTCACCCTCCCGGCCATATAGCTACGGCGCCCGAATGGGTCTATGAGAAGGGGGAGGCGGTGACCGCCTCCTGGGAGAAGCGCTGGGAAGATGGTCGCCCTTTCATCACCGAGGGCAACTTGGCGTATGAGTATGATGAATACGAGTTCTCGGCGTCGGATATGGTGGGGGAGCTTGCTCCTACCGGGTAAGCGCCGATGACTAATTTAAACGCGATCAAGATGGCGCTGCGGCGCACCGGCCTCTCGCAGAACGCAACGACCTTCCAGAACAACGGGCGCGACTACCTCAACCTGGTGGTTAAAGATATATCGAGCCGGGCGACTTGGGGGTGGTTGTTCAAGTCATCGACGCTGACTACGGTGGCCGATCAGAAGGCGTATAGCCTGGCCAGCACGGTCCTCGAGCCGCTGATGTTCCGCAACAGCTCCCAGGACTACTCGATGATCATGGCGGGACCGGAGGAGATAGACCGGCGCGACCCAGATCAAAGCGAGTCGGGCGACCCTCGCATCGTCGTAGTCAGTGGCATCAATAGCTCTACAGGCTATTGGGAGGTCGAGCTGTTCCCTACGCCCTCGGCGGCGGATAAGACGATCAAGTATCGTTACTACTCGTTCGTTCCCGATTTCACCAGCAGCAACGACAGCGACAACTTGGAGATTTATATACCCCTCTGGGTGCAGTCGGCGGTGGTCAGCGGCATTGCGGAGTACTACCTCCAGGAGAAAGGCGCTATTGACGATGCCGAGCGGGAGCGTCAGCGCAAAGAGGAGACGATAGCCTACGCCCTGCGCCGTAATGGCGGCGGTGATCGGCGTTATATCCTGCGCGGCGCCACCGGCAGCTCGGGCGTGAGTCCTTATAACGTCGGCGTGACCGAGGGCAGCCTGAGCTGATGCCGGTAGCGGGCAGTTCGATACGCCATGGCCCTTGGACCGGCGGGGTGCAGTATAAGCTGCCGGTAGAGAGCCAGCGCACCGATACGCTCTTTGCGATGAGCAACTGTAAGGTTGGCCTCGCCGGCGAGGTGAAGAAGCGGCTCGGCTTCGCCAAGTACATCAGCACGGCGCTGTCTACTACGGACCTGACGGCGGTGGGCTACGCCCGGTTCTCGGCCTCTTCGGCGGCTACGTTCATCGTCTCCGGGACGGTCCTGTATGAGGATGTAGACGGCACCTGGACGGAGCGGATGCCCGCCAGTGGCGTGACCATCACGGCGGCCACCGACAACACATTCGAGTGGGTCAACGCCGGCGGCACCATCGTCCTGACTAACGGCGTTGACGGCCCTATCAAGTGGGCGGCGGCGGCGGGCGACTGCGCGGCGCTGGATGTAGACAGCCGGTTCAGCACGGCGGACCATATCGAGTACTTCGATGGGCGCCTCTGGCTGGCCAACACCAACGCCAATGAGGACCGCCTCTGGCGCTCGGATACGGGCGACATAGAGACCTGGGGCTCTACCAGCTTCTACGGGCTGGACTTCCCCATCACCGGCCTCAAGGCGTTTGGCAACTCGCTGGCCGTTCATGCTGAGGACGGTATATGGCTCTTGCAGCCTACCGGCAACTCGTCGGTGCCCTACCAGGTGCAGCGCCAGGGTAACGGCGGTAGCATCTCGGGACGCGCCCTGGTGGCCCTCCCTGACGGTTCTCAGGTCTTCCCGCGGCGCGA